GTTGCCCGGAGGCGCCCTTTTTTGCTACTTACCGTTGAAAATTCACCTTTCCGTTTTCCTAAAAGTAGTATATAGTATTGTCATGGGGTCGAAAAAGGCTATAACCAGCATCACCGGCGAAGTTTGCACCGGCTCAGCCGTTGCTGAGCTTTTCGGCGTCACAGACCGCACTATTCGGAACTGGCGGGCTGAAGGAATGCCAGAGGCCGCAGATGGAAAATACCGACTCCACGAGTGTTTTGCCTGGTGGCTGGAAAACATCAACAAGCCGTCGAGCGATAAAGAAGAAAAAGCCCGCGAACGCTACTGGCAGGCCAAGGCAAGCAGAGAAGAGCACGCGGTTAAAATCCTGATCGGCGAATCTATCGCCCGCGACCAGGTAGAAAAAGAGTGGTGCGCCAGGTTGATCGAAGTCGTGAGAGGCTTAGAATCACAAATATCAGTTTTTCCCAGCCTGCTTTGCGATAAAACGGCTGAGGAAATTCGCGACCTGGTCGAATCTTATAACAGGAAATTACGCGAAAACTACGCCAGAGACGGGAAATTTACACCGGTAATCAAGAAAGCCCAGCCCAAAAAGCCAGCCAAGAAAAAAAAGGCGGGCAAAAAGAAATGACCATTTTTTCGGAAGCAGAACTGCAGATCTGGAAACCGGCCGAAGACATTTCTCTCTGGGATTGGCTGGGGAAATATTTTGTTCTTTCAAAAGAATATTCTGACGTTGTGGGCCTTTATCCCCGCGAACTGGTGCCGGTTTTTAAGATTTTGGCCGACTGGCTCGATGACCCGAAAATCAAAGAGATTTGTTGCCGCAAATCAACACAGATCGGATTGACCACGTTTATTGTCGGCTGGTTTGTTTATAGACAATACAAAAGGCCAGGCCCTGGTATTTTTTGCATGGCAGATCAGGCCACGGCCGAAGAAATGTCAATGCTGCGTTTTAAAAATGCTTTTGAGTCTGCAAAGTGTTTTCAGGGCATTAAATCGCAAACTACAAAAAAAGGCACCACGCTAATTACCGGCGGCTCTGTGAAAATGGCGTGGGCGTCATCCATTGCCAGTATCGCATCATCGTCAACCAGAGATTACGCCGCCGATGAAATAACAAAACCTGGTTATAATCTGAAAACTCAAGAGGGCGAACCGGTCGGCAGGCTGCGATATAGGGCGAAGGGCTTTGACGATCGTAAAGGCATAATTACCAGCACGGTCACGATCGAGGGCGACCGAATGCACCAGATCGAAGAAGATGCAGACTGCACATATCTTGTTCACGTGCCTTGCTCGCATTGCGGCCAGCGCCAGCCGCTTTTCTTTTTTAAAGGCGAAACCTATCTGGCCGCCGACGGAACCACGCAGCCGGGCGGTTATGTTCATTTCGACAGCTCACTTGAAAACAAATACGAGCGGGCCAGATCGGCGCGTTATTGCTGCGGCTCTTGCGGCGCGTTGTGGACTACCGAGGAGAAAAACCGGGCAATGCAGCATTGCAGCGCCCATCCTAACAAACGCGTCGAAATCGAGGGAGAGAAGCGATTTATATGGATATGGCGAATTCATGAGGTCAGATCGGCAGGCTCATTGTATTCGCTCGTGCTGGAATTTTTGGAGAGCAAAGAAGACCCGGAAAAACTGCAGAACTTCTACAACAACGCCCTTGCCTTATATTTTAAGGAAATTGTCAAGAAGCCCGACGAGGGATTTATCGCACGCGCAAAGCTGGACTATCAGTCCGGCACCGTGCCAGATGACGCGGTTGCGTTGATTGCAACGGTTGACGTGCAGAAATACGGCTTCTGGTATGTTATTCGCGCCTGGTCGGCTGCAGAGACAAGCTGGAAGATCGAGCACGGCTTTGTAAGCTCAGAGCAGGAGCTAAATTTTGTGCTATTCGAAAAAACCTGGGCAAGCAAACACGGGCCTATGGGTATCTGGCGTGTCGGAATAGACACTGGCGGTGGTATGAAAGACAGCGGCGAAACATCGACAGAATGGGTATACCGTTGGTATTTCCAGAATCTAAGCCGCGGCGTGCAGATTTTTCTGACAAAAGGTTTCAGCGGCAGCCTGCCAGATAATTTTAAATTCGGAAAACCGATCTTTACATCTCCAACCGGGAAAAAGCTACCGGCCGGCCTGCGTCTTGTTTTGATCGACACAGACAAAAGTAAAGACCTGTTTTTCTGGCGAATCAACCAGGCTCAAGAGGAAACCCCGATTTGTGCAGCATACATACCAGCCGATGAAAAGCAGGAGTATTTCCAGCAGCTGCAATCAGAGCACAAAGTGAAAGAAGGCACACGGGAAACATGGAAGCAGAAAGGCAGTCAGGATAACCATTTGCTCGACTGCGAGCAGATGCAGATGATTATGGCGTCAAGGCAGCTCTATGGCGGCGTGTTCATAATTCAGGAGCCGGTCGGCATCATGCAACCGGTGCAGCCAGCGCCAGCAGCGACGAGAGACGAAAACGACGAAGAAGAATCGGCAAGATCAAGAGTCAGAAGATGGAGGCGTTAAATGTCAGAAATTGGCACGAAATTAAAAGCAAGCCCGAAACTGTCAGCGTGGATTAAGGCCCAGATCAAAGCGGCGGCAAAATACATACCCGGCAAGGGCGGCGTCTGTAATTTTTGCGGACGATTTTGCCGGACGAATCACACAGACTCAAAAACCGGCACGAGGTCGCATTATTGCCAACAATGCGGCATCAGTTTCCAGACTCGCGGCGGCGGGGCGGTTGGAAAAAGCCCAGACAAATTTGACACGGCAGAACCTGCGCGGGTAGAATTAGACAGAGCGCAGGTAAAAAAGACCCCACTGAAAAGCAAGGCGAAAACCGGAAAAAAGAGGTAAGCAATGCCCACGACCGCCCAACTTGAAGCATATTTAGCGGAATTGTATGCGGCTCGCTCTGCTCTGCTGACCGGCAAAAGCTATGGTATTAACGGCCGAACACTAACCCGCGTCGATGAAACATGGTTGTCTAACCAGATCAAAGAAGTTGAAAATCAGTTATATCGCCGATCTGGCCATGAAACGTCGGTCAGAGTTGTTTTCGACAGAGGCGGCAGATGAGCAGAAAGCCAGAATCAGAAAGCCTTTACAGCAAATTTGCTAGGACGATTGCAAAAGTAGTCGGCCTAGTCAGCCCGTCGTCAGCTGTTAAATACCTTGGTCAACACGCTTGCTTAAGAGCTTATGATGCTGCTGTAATTTCAGGCCACCACAACGAGTTCTGGACGCCCCAGATGAAAACCGGCGATCTTGAAATTGGTCGCGACTGGAAAACAGCTGTTGCCAGGTCGCGCGATCTCGACCGCAATCACCCGCTCGTCAACGACGCTTTACGCGTCGGCTTTGCGTTTACCGTTGGCTCTGCCTTAGACCCACAATGGATAATCACGAAAGACGGCAAACGCGATACCGACAGCATCAGGCAACTTGAAGCAGCGTTCTGGAAATGGGCTGAGGACTGCACCATAAACGGCATGCAGTGGGATGATGTCAAGCGGCTGGTGTATCGTCACCTAAAAGTTGACGGCGAGCTGTTTGTCATCGAGTCAGCCGATGAATTTCACCCGTACAAGCTGCAACTGGTCGAGCCTGACCAGCTCAATGACAGCATCGACGGCGATTTGCGCAACGGAAATTATGCGATACGCGGCATTGAGTTCAACAAGCGCGGGCGGCCAGTGGCGTATCATTTTTATGAAGCTCATCCGTCAGGCTCCGGCCTGGGCGATAAAACGGTCAGAATCGACGCTCGACGCGTGATACATGTTTTCCTGCCCGGCAGAATCACTGAAACACGCGGTATCTGTCATTTTGTCAGCGCAATAATGGCGCTTTATGACCAAAATGAACTATCCGACCAGATTCTGGAATTGCACCGTCTCGCAGCGGCTTACGGCATTTTTATCACGTCACCATCGGCAGAGGCCAACATCATCGGCCTGCCGACATCGCCAGACTCAAGCGGCAAGCATGTGCCAGTAAAAACCGTCGGCGGCGTCAGGGTAAACTATCTGAACGCAGGCGAAGACCCCAAAACAGTCAACCCTGAAATGCCAACGGGCAGCTTTTCCGAGTTCGACAAATCGTATCTCAGGAAGGGCGCAAGAGGCTTTTCTATGAGTTATGAAACATTTACCGGGGATTTTTCAAACGCTAATTTCTCGACGCTGAAAGCCGGTAATAACAACGAAAGAGCGCTTTTTAGGCTCGACTCAAGTCTAATCATCAGAAAATTTTGCAATCGCGTTGTCAGGAACTGGATGGATGCCGAAGTCATTAACGGGCTGCGACTCAAGAATTACTGGCAGAGCCGTGATTATTATCAGCAGTTCCGCTTTACACTGCCAGCCCTGCCCGCAGCGGACGCGGTAAAAGAAGAAGTGGCCGACGCCAAAGCGCTAGAGAACAAAACGACTACCAGACGCATGATCTGCGAGCGGAAAGGCGTCGATTATGACGAATTAATCGAGGAATTACGACAGGAAGAAAAAGATTTAGCTACCGTTATAAATAACGCGGTTGCCGAGTTGGAAAGCGAGGAAAACGATGAACTTTGAGTTATTTTGCCGCGCAATGGGCTTGAATCCGGCCATAATGACCGATGCAGAGCGTAAGCACTGGCAAGAAATATACGAAAACTGCGACACGAGAAACGCCCAGATTGAGAAGGATTCCTTCTGCCGCGTGTTCAAGGTCGGCCCGAAGTCGTTCAACAAAGACGCTAGAACCGTTACAGCAGCAGTATTAACCGATGCCCCGACTTTTATGTATGACTGGGAGCGCGGCTGGATAAAAGAGATTCTGCCTATGGAAACCTGCAGAATCCCAGCTCAGATGCCGCTTTGTGATACACACAACACATTTTCTGTAAAAGCCGTTTTAGGCAGTTGCCGCAACATCAGAGCCGAAAACGTTGGCGGCCAGGGGCAACTGATTGCCGATCTGGTATTTGCACGCGACACAGACAGTCAAAACGCCATGGAAAAGGTTGAAGACGGCCATATAACCGACCTGTCTGGCGGTTATCGCGTTTATTCAGCCGTATATGTCGAAGAGGGCGAAACCTATGTTTTAAAAAATAAAAGCTATGTCGGCCCGGTAAAAATTGCGCTTGACTGGGAGCCTTCAGAAGGCTCGCTTTGCCCCATCGGCGCCGATCAGTTTTCGAAAATCAGGGCAAAATCAGCAGATCAGCCCGGCGATAAAAACGGAATAACCAGCGCTCAGAGCGCTGCAGCAACCAGTCAGAGAAGCTCTGACGAAAACCCACAGGAGGCTAAGGCCATGAAGAAAACTTTTGAACAGTTCTGCCGCGCTATCGGCACAGAAGCAGCCGCTCTGACAGACGCACAGAGAAGCATGCTTGAGATCATTTTCGAAGCACAGTGCAAAGAGCTTGCATCTGATGCAGAAATCCCGGCAGACGCCAAAGAACGCGCTGCAAAGGTGATGAAATCGACCAAGGAAGCCGAAGAACGCGGCGCCAGAGTCGAACTCGAAAGACAGTCGGAAATTCGCGCAATGTGTGCCGTTCCCGGCGCTGAAACCCTTGCCGACAAGCTCATCAATGACAAAGTCGGCATTGAAGACGCCAGAAAACAGGTGCTTGAACATCTCAGAAGCTCACGCGCTCCAATCAGCACCCCGAAAACCACCATCGAGGGCGGCGAAACCTCTGGCGAAAAACTTGTCAGAGCTGCTACTCACGGGCTTGCTTTGCGCCACAATATCAAAATCGAAAACCCCGCTGCAGGCGCCAACGAGTTTCGTGGCCGCTCGCTCATGCGCGTGGTTGAAGAATGTCTGCATGCAATCGGCGTCAACACCAGAAGCCTGAGCGATGACGAAATGATTCAGCGTGCCATGGCCAGCAGCGACTTCCCGAACATTCTCAGCAACGTCGCCAACCTTCAGCTGAAAATGGCTTATGAAAACAGCGAAGAAACCTGGCGCGACATCGTCGAAATCAACAACGACGTCAGCGACTTCAAAGTTATGACCGTTGCCAACTTCGGCGGCGTGCCGGTCTTCTCAGAAGTTCTCGAAGGCGGCGGATATAAAGCCGTTGATTTCAGAGAAAACGGCGCTACAAACCAGGTTAAAACCTACGGTTGCGAAGCCAAAATGACCCGTCAGATGATCATCAACGATCGGCTCGGCGCTTTCCTGCGCGCTCTTGAATTGTTCGGCGTTGGCGCTGACAAGCTGATCGGCAACGGCGTCTGGGGAATCATCACCAGCAACCCGAATCTTTCAACCCTCGGCGACGGCACTACTAATGCCCTTTTCAGCGCTGCTCACGGCAACCTGATCACCAGCGCCAAAACTCTGAGCAATGACGGTATCGCCGCTATTCGCCTGAAACTTCGACAGATGAAGGGCCTCAAAACCACTGACAGTATGAATCTGCGTCTGACCAGAATCGCTGTGCCGTCAGAACTGGAAGAACAGGCCCGCATTCTCACTGAAAACGCCATGATGGTTGTTGACGGTGTTGGCATCAAAAACACTGCTGCCGGGCTGCAGCTCACGGTTGAAGATCGTCTCAGTGCTAACAGCGACGAAAACTATTACGGTTTTGCATCGCGCCCGATCATTCAGGTGGCATTCCTGAACGGCCAGCAGCGCCCTGAAATCGTCAGGCTGAACAGCCGCAACCCGGACATGTTCGAAGTTATGGCCCGCGTCGATGTGGGCTGGGCACCGATCGAACACAGATACGCCGTCAAAGCCGCTGTCAAATAATTTTTAAGGGGCGCGGGGTAACTCGCGCCCTATTAACAGGAGTAAAAAAATGAAGAATCTCAAAATTCAGGCTCTGATGCTTGCCTTCTGCATCTGTTCGATTGTCCTGGCTACCGGTTTTGCTGACAGCTCAATCGGCGCTGTCGTTACGCGCCCCGGCAGCTCTGGCTTTAAAGCCGTCACAACCCAGAATCTGACCATTGCCACCAGCTCAGCCAGCCTTATTGGCACGATGCCGCCGAACTGCAGAACAATAACGGTGGTCGCCAAAGATGCAACAATGTATTATGGTGATGCAAATGTGGCCGCTAATGGCCTCTATCCGAGTATTGCAGACGGTCAAAGCGTGACTTTCGATAACATCGACACCCGCACCCCGTCCATCTATTTCATCGCCCTGGCAACTGCTACCGGCAAAATCGGCATCGTTGCCCGGTAACAAAGAATAAAAAAGGAGAAGCAAGCATGCTTAACGTAATTCAGCACGACTCTAAATATTACGACTACACCAACTCCACCGGTTCAGACATCGCCTCCGGACAGCTCGTCCACATCGGCAATGGCAAAATAGGCGTTGCAATTAACGCAATCCCGAAGGGCTCAAAAGGGGCTCTGCAGATTGCTGACATAGTTGTCGAATTCCCCAAAGCGGCCGGCAACGAACTTACCGCAGGCAGCTC